ATTAAAATCAACAATTGGATACGCCACATCGTACGCAATTCCGCGTACAACTTTGAGTTCATCGTTACTGTAACCAGCACGTGAACAAATTCCAAAGATGATGGCAAAAGCTGATAAAATGATCTTAGGAGGCATACGTTTATCAAACTTGCCATAATCACCCGCGACCATTTTTGATACACCATGTTTAGTGATGTGTCTATATAACTTATCCCATTCACGAGATTGAGGTATGATCCCTGGACCGCATTCAAATAGCTCTCGATTATTCTGCATTAGTACAATCACTGAGAGTAAGTATTTGCGAACAACCAAAGACCAAGCCATTGCGCTCGAAGTAAAGAGTCGGGTGGCCCCAGATTCAGCTTTAGCAAAAGATACTGCCTCATCCTTAAGATGTCCGCAGAACACGGTGCCATAGCGTTCGCCCCGCAAGTATGTAGATACAATTTCTTCCATAGTATCTTTAATCTCCTGGATAGGCTCCATAAGATCCATATTTGCTTCCTCAGCACTTACACTCTCCAATTCTTGGATGTAGTGTTTCTTACTGCGCTTGTAGGGACAACCTGCTGAAGATTTGCGATTTAATTTATCACAATATCTTACACCTGCCGCTCCGTTCATAGCCACTTTATCAGTGTAAACCATTACCTTAGATACGTCAACTTTTCTAATCTTATGTTCAAAAGCTTTAACAGCTAAATCAATAGTATCAGAGTTCATCATAGTAACTGGGCGAGTCATATCGTTAAGTGCTTTGATCCATGGTTTACGGGTCATATCAGGTTTGGTTTTAGTCAATTCATAGTCAGTTCGTTTAAGAACAGATTTCTGAATAAATGTAGGTCCAACACTGGTTTTGCCACGTTGCCGAAATTCACCCACAAAAGATCCTAAGATTTCACCAGAACCATGGTTGGCTTTATGCACAACACTCTGTACATTAAGATCACCAATAGTGCGAGTGCACGAAGGAGCAGAAATAGGCAATGATCCTCTTGAGATAAAATTGGGTTCCAATTTATCGCAACAACCAATCACATAATCGTGGTTAATACGCATAATACCAACAGCACTATCTTTGCCCATAATGTGAGTCCCCAAAATAATGGGACCCGCAGGGGTATCAGACAGTAAGATTGATCCACAATTACCATTTTGAGTTGGAACTGAAACATGTCCACGCCAAATAGGTATATGAATGGATTTGCCATGCACAGTCCAAGCAGCAGAAGATGGTTGTATATTACTAACCTTCTCCGTCCACTGTTTACCAGATATATCTTTACTCACGTATTCTCCGTTAATTTTACCTGTATAGGTAGATTTACAAAAATAGTGTGTAAGATTTGTAGCTGGTGGTCTGCACATAATGCGTATGAAAACCAAATCATGGGAATCATCTCGATGAATCATCCCAGGAGTGACTAAAATTTGTCGCAATGAACTATTAATATTTAAACTCCCATCATCAACTATATCTAAATAAAATTGATCAACGGGTGGTAGAATATGAGAGTTACACATGTAGACATTGCCACGAATATTCACAGCTGTGCCCACTCGTGTTACACCATCATGTTTAGTATTAAACATGACTGTTGCCTTCACAATATGCTTCTTCAGCAAGGTTAAATCCTTACCTTTTGCACATAGTGTATGCTGCGACAAATCATCA